TTCCATTTCACGGCGATCGCACTCCCGCAGCGCATGCCTGAGTAAGTCGTTAGCAATCGCCTGGGTAATATTTTCACAAGCGAGTCCTCGCCACAAGCGGGCACGCGGCCATTCGGTCGCATCTGCTGCAGGTTTCCATGCGGCCTTGACGTACGTAATCTCGTCACCCTCAAACTTAGCAAACGGATAGCACAAGATGCGGCCCGACGGCAGCGCGTACCAGAGATGCTGCTTGTCATACAGGTACGTCACCCGCCCGGCGGTGAACTCACGGCCAGGGTTGCGCAGCGCGCGAGTATACGCCTCTTCCAACTTGCCCCAGTAGCGCACGGCCCATGCATTCGCACGCCGCCATGCGTCCACAATTCGGCGCGAGTCCGACTCGGCCATGATGACGCCGTAGTTGCGCCCCATCGCACTGAACGCACCGATCGAGCCGCCGAAGCCGAGCGACAAAATCGCGACCTTGCCGATCTGGCGCTGCTCGCTGTCGACCGACGCCTCGGGCACCCGGTAGATGCCCGCCGCCTCACGCTTGTAGATGTCACGGCCCTCGCGGAAGACCTGCAGCACCTCGTCGGCCTGCGGGTCATTGGACGCCCATGCGGTCACGCGGGCCTCGACTGCTGACCAGTCGGCAACAACGAATTGCTTGCCGGGCGCGGGAATCAGTGCGGGCCGGAGCATTCCCTTGAGAACATCTGTAACGCGTTTTCCAAATCTTGGGGTGATGCTGTGGCCTCTGACCATAGCGTGCCTAACATCTTCGGGTTCTTTGGCGCACTTGCGCGTGAAGTTGTGGACTTGCGCACCATAGCTTGAAGCTCGTCCGGTAGCTGATCCACCAGCGAAGACAAAAGCACCTCGTACTCGATGATCGTCTTCGTCCGCCAAGCCTGCAAGGCGGCTGAACTTCGCAACCGACGACGCCCAGAGGTCGTCCGCGCATTGAATGACGTCCGCAACATGGGCCGGAATCTCTTCATGGTTTTCCTCGGCAAAAATTAACAGGTTGGCGCGCACTGACTTATCGATACTGTACTTCAAGTTGCCGTCCTTGTAGACCTCCATCATCTTTAATGCCTGCGGCCCGACGCGATCCATGACCCACTGTTTCATCCGTGGGCTGCGCACCGACTTGATCTCACCCTGTGTCAGGTCAGCGACCAGCGTCTCGATCTCTTCAAGCTCAACGGATGCGTAATCGACAGCGGCTTTCGCCAGTGGCAGGTCAAGCAAGACGCCCCGGTCGTTGATGCGCTCGTTCGCGTGGTAGTCGGCCAGCTCTTGATCGGACAGCGGGCGCATGGCCTTGCTGACCTCGCGCATGACGCGGACGTCCTGCTCGCAGTAGCGGATCATCTCGGCCATCAAGGCTGAATCTTCGTTAAACGACCCATCTGCACGCGGTACAGACAAGAGCCGGATAAGCTGACTTCCTCGATGATCTTTTCGCATGTTGCTGGAGATGGCGCGACCGACGTCTTCAAGGCTGCCAGGTAAGCAGTTAGCACGCGCTTGTGTAGCGGTGCAGTAGAACTGGTGAAGCGCAGGCTTAGGTACGCCAAAATCTTGGCATAAGACATTCCAGAATATCTGACGATCAAAACCGGCGTTATGAAACCGCAGTTGTTTACCAGCGCGAATGTGTTCTGATATTGATTCAGGGAATGGTTGATCTGGCGTCCATGTCTGTACATCGTCGTCTCCAAAAGCGTAAGAGAAGCACAGGATTGATGTGCTTGCGTCCAAGCTGTAGTTATAGCCGCCACGCGACGGCAGGTCGCAGCGACTTCTCGTTTCGAAATCACCCCAAAGGATTGTCATAATTTTTTATTCTGAGAGGGTGGCCCCGGTTACCGTGGCAGCATCAGGTCGAACCGACCAAGGAAGAGCCTGATGATTAGGTAACCGGTGCCATTGAAAAGGTGGGGTACTCGCTGCACTGTGGCTGGCAGTCTTACGCGCCAGAGCACCCATTTCACAGCATCCGCTTTCCCCCGTGCTACTTACCCGCGACGACGACGTGCGGGTGCTGCTTCGGCGGCGGGCGCCTCGGCTTCTGCTTCTGCTTCATCGGCTTCACCGTTCATCGAAACGAACTCGACGACTTCAAAGACCGGTGTGTAGATGCGGCCATACGACTTGTGCGTGTAGTGATCTTTCTTCAGATGCACGACAGGCACGGGCTTGGTCTGATCCTTCTCGACCTGCTCGGCGATTGCAACGGCCAGCGCTTGCACGGCCTTCTTGCCGCCCACCGATGTGACGGTGTAGCGCGCCTCCATGCCTTTGTCTTCGCCGGAGATGCACTTCATCGACAGGCCGACTTGCGCCTCCCAACCCTTCTTGGCGCCAGGTGGTGCTGCCTCCATCTCTGGCAGCGGCTCGGTCACCGAGACCATCTTTTCGGCCAGCACTTCGCCGTCGCCCCATGCGATGTAACCATGCACGAACGAGAACGGATTGACCGCCCAAGTCGAATCCTCTTCGACGTCGGTCTGGTCAGCGCCGAACACCCAGTGGCCGGTCTTGTCCATCTTGATGATGACGGTGCCGGCAGGGCCAGCAACGCTCTCAAGTGAGCGCAACGCGGTAGTCAGGGAAGATACGGCAGGAAGGTTTGCACCCTTGAAAGTAACGAGATTTGACATGACTGTTTTCCTTATTGGAGTTTATTTAATGCAGCCGTCAGTTGACGACCGATTTGAAGCACCGCTGGACGTGGGTCAGACTCACGCGCCAACGTATCGCCCGACGACACAGATACGACCATGTCAGCGGGAAATTCTATTTTAGCCTTTTTCAAGACTTTCTCAAGCTGCGCAGGTGATTTAATTGTCACCGGCTCGTACGCGTCTTCAATACCGTTAGCGTCTGCCCACGCTTCAATCCGCGCCTTGTCGACCCACTGGCGGCGCGACTGCTTGGCGACTAACTTGTATCCTGGCACGGGCTGACCGTTCTGTAGCATCTGGAACGCCAGCGCCCGCAAATCAGTCAGGTAGCTCTCGATCGCGTCTGCTTGCTCCAGCTGCTGCGCGATCTGCTCCACCGGCAGCGCTGCGAGCTGCGTCTTCAACGCGCGTTCGACTTCACCCGTCATGGCCGGGCACACCGGCTTGGCAGCACACCAGCGGCAGTGGTCACCGGTCTGCATGGGCGGCTCTGGCCATGATGACAGACGCACCGCGTACAACAGCTCCTGCTCAAACTCTTTGATGCGTGCGGGTGTCGTGACCCAGCGACGCACCATCGGCGGCTGGACGATCACGCACTCGATCTCGTCCACGCCTTCAAACACCCAGCTGGCCGCTGGTGTTCTCATCGCTGCTGCTGCGTAAAATAAGAGCTGAGGATTGTCTTCAGCAGCCACAAGTACGCCATCGCCAAATTTCCAATCAAGAACGACGGCGCGTTTATTTTTACGCCCAAGTAAGTCAGTGCTACCAAAGACACCAGGCAGAAAATCGCCAAAGGCAACTCGGGTTTCAACCATGTACTCCATTTGCTTTTCTGGGTCGATCTCGTCGAGTGCTTCAAGAGCGGGAATAATCTTCTCATCGATTAACTCCTGTGTGAGTGTCTGTGTCTTGTAGGTGGCGCCCAGCATCTGCTCTGGCTTCTTGTCGAACTCCAAGAGTTCGGCGATGACGTTGTGCAGGAGAGTTCCGCGTGCTGCGTGTTCGGACTCGGGCTGCGGCGGCATCTGTTGTACCAACTTGACGGACGCTGGGCAGTTGATGACGCGCTTGGCGGTAGAGCCGCCGACGACATTAGAGTGGTTCATTATTCGGCCTCCATCGGCACATCCCGCCATTCACCAGAACGCCCGTCAGGAAATGAAGGGATATTCACATCTAAGTTTCTGCTCCACCACTGCTGAAGAATTTTTACTGCATGGCCTGTTGAAACGCCTATTTTTGGGTCTGTGTACATATTTACAAACCGTTCTACAAATCTAAGATGGCTTGTCGGATTCATTTGACTGTACTCCCGTGTAGTGATTGAGCCTCGACTGTAGACCCTAAAATAATCCTTGTCAAATACTTTTTTAGCCTTTATATTTCGGTTATGAACAAAATTTCAGTTAAAAAATTACGTGAACTTCTAGACTATTGTCCTATTACGGGCGCGCTAGTGTGGAGACCTCGGCCAGGCTTAGCGCGTAACGACCGCGCCGGCCGTGCTGCAGGACATGAAAAGCCTAACGGGTACACGGTGGTTACTATATGCAGGGTGCCTTTTCTAAAACATAGAATCTGTTGGGCGATGAATTACGGTGTTTGGCCCAAAGCATACCTAGATCATATAGATGGCAACCCCCGTAACAACGCAATCTTAAATTTACGTTTAGCTACACCCGCTGAAAACGTGCAAAACACCAAAAAATATAAAAACAATAAGTCGGGCGCTAAAGGTGTGTATTTACACAAACACGGAAAATATGAAGCTTACATAACAAAAGATAAACGCCGCATTTATTTAGGTCTTTTTACGCATTTAGCCGATGCAGTCAACGCCAGAGTAACTGCGCAAACAAAATTGCACACGCATGCGAGGCCATGTGCTTGAGCGCGAGATCGAAAACTATTTTGTCTGGACGGTCGAGCGGGCCGGTGGCAAGACCTACAAGTTCAGGTCAGTCAACCAGCGCGGAGTGAGTGACCGCATCGCTTGTATGCCTGATGGCAGCACATGGTTTGTCGAATTGAAAACCAAAAGTGGCAGGCTGTCCGAGCTGCAGAAGATATTCCGCAACGACGTGTTGCGACTGAAACAAAACTACGCCTGTTTATGGTCAAAGGAGATGGTGGAGGAATGGGTAAGAAAGCAGTCAGGTTAAAACGGCTACGAGAAGAAGCAGCAGTCGAATATGAGAAGAACCTACACCGTAAATTACACGACACTTTTTGGGGCACGCGATGCAACTTAGACCTTATCAGGATGAAGCGGCTGACTTCCTATATGAGCGCGACCGGGCGATGATCTTGGCCCCCGTGGGCGCAGGCAAGACGGCGATCACCTTGACGGCTATGCAGGCGATGGTCAAGGATGGCTACGCCAGTCGATTCCTTGTTCTGGCGCCCAAGCGGGTGTGTACCGACGTCTGGCCCATCGAGGTGCCTAAGTGGTCACCAGAGCTGGGCTGCCGCGTGGCAGTTGGCACACCCAAAGACCGGGCGGCAGCACTGCGCGCAACATCGCCGGTCGTTGTCATTAACTACGACAACATCGGCTGGCTGGCCGAGCAAGACCTGTCGACCTTCGACGCGATCGTGTTTGATGAGCTGACCAAACTGAAGAACCCATCCGGCACACGCTTTAAAGCCCTGCACAAAGTAATCGACCAGTTCAAGATTCGTTGGGGTTTGACCGGGTCATTCACCAGCAACGGTCTGGAAGACGTGTTCGGCCAGTGCAAGATCGTCGACGAGAAACTGCTGGGCCGTGCCAAGGGCGCTTTCTTGCAACAATATTTTGTCTGCATGAACCGCGACTTCGGCGAGTGGCTGCCACGCCCAGGCGCGCTGCCCTTGGTCATGCAGCGCATCAAGCCGGCCACCTACGTCTTGGAGCCTGGCGAGTACAAGGACAAGCTGCCCGAGTGCCATGTGGTCGAGCTGCGGTGCCAGCTGGATGACCGCGCGCCGTACGAGAAGATGAAGCGCGACTTCGTGGTGCAGTTCCCAACGGCGGAAATACTGGCGGCCAACGCTGCCGCTGTTACATCAAAGTTACAACAGATGGCGTCCGGCTTTGTGTACGACAGCCAGCGCGTGGCGTCCGACGTGTCGGGGCAATTTACCAACAGCAAAGCGGCAGTGTGGTTTAGCAGCCACAAGTTTGATCGATTAGATGAACTACTGGAGGAGAATCAGCATGCGAACACCCTACTGGTTTACCAGTTTCAGGAAGAGGTGGCAGAACTTCGTCGCCGCTATCCGAAACTTGCCACCCTCGACGACCCCGACGCCATCAAACGATGGAACGCAGGACAGATCGAACTCCTTGCCGTCCACCCTAAGTCAGCAGGACATGGACTTAATCTACAGCATGGGGGAAGCCACATGGTATTTCTGTCGTTGCCGTGGAGCCTGGAGCTGTACGAGCAAACGGTTGGACGGCTGCACCGTTCAGGGCAGCTGCATAGCGTCTGGGTGTATATCCTACTCGCCGACAAAACAGTTGACGAAAAGATCTTCGCTGCCCTGCACGACAAACGAGCAATTTCCGACATAGCGATGGAGGCACTGAAATGAATAACGACAGAGAGCTATTGCAGCAGGCGCTGGATTATATGGATGACAACTGCGGGGCATATAGCGACGATTATCGAAAGCTAATCGAAGCCATCCGCGCCCGACTCGCGCAGCCTGAACTAGAACAAATGCCAACCAAAATAATAAGGCCAAATTTGGAAGGTGTACTTAACGCTGCGGGGTTTTATAAGCAGCGCGAATGGCAAGGGCTGACGGATGAGGAACAACTAGAAATTATGAAACAGTTTGGGCCGGGTCAACGTGGGTTATTTGCAGATGCCATCGAAGCCAAGCTGAAGGAGAAAAACACATGAGATACCTGTTACTACTATTGGCAGCGCCTGCGCTGGCCGCCGAGCCAAACTACCTGACGTATACCAACGACATCAGCGTCCAGACGGTGCTAACCACTGACCAACCCAGCTGGTGCCACGGCCTGAAGATGGCCTTTGACATCGACGGGCTGCAGCGGGCGTACTACGGCTGCTGGGCAGTCTCGCAGGGCTTCGTGCATATTGAGATGTTAGACGGCAGTCGTCGTATTATTCCACTCGCAAGATTTTCTAAACCCAAGGAGGCAGCAAAATGACGGACTTTAAAGACCCAGAAATCCAACGCGAAATTCTGATCGAATACCTGCAGGTCATGATCGCCCGGTGCGACTGGCATGGTGTGGCGGACGTGGCCATGGACTTGCGCGAGATGGAGGCTGAGAGCCGTGCGAAGACTTGACTACTGGAAAGCCAAACTGCCTGGCGCACGGGCAGAAGAACGCATACGCCAGAAGGAGCTAAACCAGATGGCCCGAGCATTTGAGCGCGCTGTTGAACAGGTTGCAGAAATACAACAAAGGATAGATGATGAAAAAGCTAAGCTGGCGCGCCCTAAATGACCGAATAGCCACGCTGTCCGAAGAAGAAGTGTTCGCGCTACTGACTGAGGAGCAACTGAACGAGCGCCGCTCGTCTCACCTGCAGCGCCTGCATCAGCGGTACTGCGCCCTGCGTGATGCGCGAGAGCGCGTCGAGATCATGTCGGGGGCAATCAAACCGTGAAATGTCAGAATTGTGGGTCAAAGACCCTTGTTGTGAACACCCTTCAGCAGCCAGGCGGCATCCGGCGCCAGCGCAAGTGTGAGTCATGCAAGAACAATGCCTACTCAGCCGAGGTGTGGATAGCAGGCAACGTAATGGTGGGAAAATCGATCTATACTAATGATGAGGCAGCGTCGATCAAGCGAAAGAAAGTCGACGCCCGCCGCGCAAATGAAGATAGGAGGAAAGACAATGCTTCGTGACGGACATTTTATTCAGGAAGAGCTACCAAGAATTGGCGCACATTACGTACCGCAGTTCTATTCGCGGCCTTCAACGCCTGAAGAGCGACTGGTGCAAGACATCGTGCTGGGCAACCGGCCCCGCGACGAGTCGCCGTTGACTAAACTGTTTGGTCGGCTGCTAAGTATATGAAAGACCTTGCGCTTGCTTACTACGCCGCGATTGCGGTGGCGACCATTACGTTCGTCGTCATGGCCCCCGCCGTACCGGATCGCCCACGGCCTACACCAGAGCAGTGTAGCGTGGCAGAGATATCGCCTGATATCACGCCACGCGACCGTGAGGTGTGCCGCCAGTTACGCCAGCATCGTCACCGCATGTGACTTGGCCTCGTCTACTCGGCGCAGCCAGCCTTTGCCGAACGTTGCGAACGTTGGCAGTGCCTTGTAGAACAGCTCCTTCTCGACACTAAACTTAGCAATCAGGTCGGTCGGATCGGCGTCCTTTAACGCTTGCATGGTCTTGGGGCCGATGGCGCCGTCAGGGTTCGTTCCGATCGCTTTCTGCATGGTCTTGATCGCGCGGCCTGGCCCTGCATTGATCGCAAAGTCGAACATCAGATAGTCCAGACCCGTTGGCAGCTCGTCGGCCTTGACCGCATCCCAGTATTGTTTCTTGTACAGCGGCGCCACTGTATCCGGGGTCAACTCGCGCATCTCTTTTTCGCCAACAGCTTTGCCGACCCATGCTTCCCACACTTTCTTCGTCACACCCAGGTTGGTCATGCCGCCAGGGTCTTTGGGGTGATTTACGAAACCGCCTTCATGTTTCAGGATCGCTTTAAGGGCTTCGTCGAAGTTCTCTTTCATTTCTCAATATCTCCTGACAGGCAGTTAGTTGGTGGGTGATTTCGTCGGCGTCTGCTGCGATGGCGATAAGAGCTTCCGCAGCCTCTCCTGAAAGTCGGGCTTTCGTTCCTCCATGATCGCCGCCGGGACTGGCGGCAGCACTGGGCACGGGGTTACTATTGTCTGGACACGCGGCGTCGATGAACAGCCCGTCAGTACGAGCAACATCAACAAGCTGCCGACGCTCCACTTCCACGGTTCTAACCTTGTCAACATAGACCTTCTCCACTTTGGTTTGCGCGTTAGCCAGCAGGTGTTCAAGTTCCCGCACTTCTTTATTCGCCTTGTCCAGCGCCTTACCTGCTTCAATGGCGGCGGTGGCCTTCTCGGCTTCCCAGTCCGCCTTAGTAACTTGAACGCCGGTGTGGTGGCCGTAGAAGTACGAGCAGATGACCAGCACCAGCGCACCAACGATCACGTAGGGGCTAGGCATCTTCTTTACCTGCTTTGATGGATTCGATCTTCTCCTGCCCGCGTGTCCAGGCAGAGATGCCAAGGATGGCCATGAAGGTGATATGAATGAAGCCGCCCGACTGGAGCGTCAACGACGTCCATGCGCGGAACGCATCGTTGGCAGCTTGCGTCTCCCAGAACTGGACGATCGTCCACATGACGGGGAACAGCACGAAGTCGCACAAGCAAATCGCCATGTAGGTGATCGCCATCATAGGACGCCACTTGGTCGTCATCCAATCAGTTGCATCGTTCATTCTTCACCCCTCATTTCACGTAGAACCTTTAACCGCAAATCCTTCATCTTGCGGGTCTCTTCCGCCGCCCGGTGCAGTGCGTTGTTCATGTCCATGTACATCACACCCATGACGGGCAGCGCAATCATCAGCACAAAACACAAGACCACCACGGCGACGAGTAAAGCCCACGGTACGTCTGACTCATTCGCAGCATTATTAGAACTCCGGCGTACCACGCCACGACGAAAAGGATTGCTCCAACCCATACCGCCTCTTCTTTCCTTTTTCTTAGCTGCCTGCGTCTTTGCGCCGCTTGAATCTGCATCCTTGCTGTCTCACGCTTATGCGCCTCATCCTGCTCAACAACAATCTGCTTCCACATCTTTTCATAGCGCGTCCACAAATCGCCAAGCTCTGGAGGCGCTCTATAGATCATTGCCTCGCGCAGCTCTACAATCATGGCGTCAAGTCTGGCGCGGATGATGACGCGGTTTAACGCCCGCTTGCCAATCGAATCTGTGCCTGAGTAAACTTGTTTTGCTTCTGCTTCCTGCTGGATGAACGCCTTACCGATTGCATCGTACGCGTCCATCAAGGCGCCCAAATCGTTGCCGATGTTCAAAAACACGTCGTTCGGGTCAGCTTTGGCAATCTCCTGCACCCGCTGCACTTCTTCGTTGTACTGAATCTTCTGCGCGTTCGTTGGGTTCTGAATTTTGCCGAACTGCGACTTCAGGTCATCCAGTACTTCTTTGACTTCACCTGCTGCGCCCTTGATGTCTTTATATAGCTGACACCCCTTCTTGACAGCTGCAACCGCAGCGTTAGCCGCTGCAAGTAGGGTTAGCGGGTCCACCTCACTTGTCTTGCTTGGCCTCTAGCCGATCAAAAATCTTGCCCAGCATTTCCTTGACGTCGCGCATGTCATCCTTGTAGTCCTCACGACTGACGTACGTGTGCGGCATGGCGCGCACGTCTGTGTCCAGCCGTTCGATAGACCGGTGGATGTTGTTCAGTATCCAGCCGCCAAAGAAGCCAGCGATGGCGACTGCTATGTTGAAAAGAATCTGCGAGTCCATGCGTCACTCGTAAAGGATGTTAATCGTACCGGCGTCAAAGGTGTCTGTGCCGTTGAGCGTGGTGATGCGGATGCGGTCGAGTGTTGCGGATAAACTTTTAGAGCCAGCAAACAAACTTACCGCTGCTGCGGTTGTAGTTCCTGTCACTACGCCGCTTGTTACCCAATCATTTCCATTAGAGTTGCAAATTGGCACAACGCCATTGTATATACCCGCAGCTATAGTACTGCTTAAAAGAAGAAACCCTACGGTAGAAACAGAGCCGCCCGGAGCGGAGTTAAATGTGTTTGCTTGTGATAAGTATCCTGTCGTTTCTACACCGCCAGAATCACCCAACTGCACAATAATGTTACTAGTTCCGCTCGTACTTACCTTATCAAACATTACCGTAATACGCCTAACCCAGCTAGGGATTGACGTAAAGTCAACGGTAGTGCCTGAAACAGTAATGGCAGTAGCTCTAACCACAGGGGCTAATGTGCCTGTAACTGCAACTAGCGTTTGGGTGTTGGTTCCCGCTACAGCTGGCGCGAGCATGGTGATGCTACCGGATGTTGACCCGTCAAGGACTAGGTTAGTCGAGTCTACGCCGGGCGATACAATGCCGTTGGTGCCGTCAATAGTTACTGGCATTATGCTTCTCCTTCGGGTGCGGGTTCTGCCACAGGCGCAGCGCAAGACAGCGCCTTCAACTCATCCGTTGTCGTGCAAGCATCCACCTGACTTGTTACGTCACGCAGACGCTGCTTTTCAGCCACAATAGCTGTTGTGTCGCTACCAGACTCCAGCGCACGTTGGAATAAAACATCCTGAGCTGCTAGGAGTGGTGAGCGTTCAGCACGAAGCCGATCTTTGGTTAAGGCTTTAGCCTTGTCAATGTCGATTGAAATCATGGGGCCACCTTTGCATCAGTAAAGTCAGCAGTCCACGCATTACGGAACTCACGGTCAGCCGGAATGTCCGCAGTGTCAACGATCAAGTACGGCTTGCCGCTAGGGATGTCTTTCATCGCGCCTTCAACGGATTCAGTCGGAACGAGGATATCAATGCCGCCATCGTCGTTTGGAAAAATAATTAGTTTACCCATGATTACCTACCTTTCGTTTTATGTTTGGGTGTCATGGTTTAGCGGAAAATAGAAACGCAAACATAGGGGAAGTCGGTATTTGTTCCAGTCGATATTTGCCCAAGCAGCCCTACTCCATCAACATCATATTTAAAAGGTGTTGCCCCGGTTGCCTCAATCTGAACCCCAGCTAAAGACCCGCCACCATCATCAAACGCGCATGTAACAACAGTGGAGTAATTTCCGTCTGGCAATGCGGTGGCAAAATTTACAGTGTATTTACCTACGCCCCTATCCGTGACACTTGACACATTCCCACTTGCTCGGATTGTACAAAAGCCACCTACGTTGGTTGTGCCGTTAAAGTTCACCCATGCACGACAACCGTAGGCCGTGGCAATAGAGCCGTAGCCGGAGTTAAACTTAAGATCGCCGTCAATACCCACAGGCAGTGTGACTTTCTGCGTGGGGTCAACGCTAATAGCGGTAGTTGGCGCGCCATTACCCGTCTGAATAAGCAGCGTACTTGTAGCCGCAGCTTGCAGTGTATCTGCTACAACAGTTCCAGCCATGATGACCTCTTACTCGTAAAGGATGTTGATACCGCCGTTAACGTCAAACGTGTCTGTGGTATTAACTGTAATAACACGAACGCGGTCAATAGTGCCTGACGTTGTTTTTGAGCCCATAGTCAGCGCGCCATAAGCGCTACTTCCCCCTAACGCGCCATTAGCCACCCAAATGTTACCGCTAACAAGCGTTAGAGTAATGCTGCCCTGCCATGTATACGCTGCTGTATTTGCATTTAGCTGAAAACCTGATCCTGCGTAGGTAGTGCTAGACATAGTGTTGGTAGATAAATTTACGTAAGAACCACTGTACCCAGAGGTTTCAGCTGACCCGCTACCAATCTGTATGTTAAAACCTGAAGTTCCAGAAGAAGATACGCCGCTAAACATCACGGTAATTTTTTTTACCCACGACGGGATGCCTGTAAACTCAACGTTAGTTACGCCTGTAGTAGTTAACGCAGTACCCGACACCACGGGAGCCAACGTACCAGTGACAGCCGCCAGCGTTTGCGTATTACTGCCAGCGACTGCCGGGGCTGCGACCGTAATTGATCCGCTGGTGTCACCTGATAGAACTAAAGAAGCCATGATTTACCCTTTATAAAACGACCCAGCGACTGGCGCCTTGCACCGTCACCACCACAGGCGCTGTGATTGCGTCCAGCGACACCGACTGCGAGATGTCGACCTCGTACGTACCAATGCCACCGGTGCCTGTGCCCAACGTTGTAATCACCGTGCCCGGCGTGATGCTGGTGCCCACAATCACGGAACCCACGCCCAAGACGCCGGACGTTACCGTGTCGATGGTTAGCGTGGTGGCTGCGATACTGCCGGTGCCGACAAACCCGCCATCCAACGTGATCGGGCCGGTGGTCATGGCATTTTTGGTTGACGGAATTGTATAACTGATCGTAATGATTTGGTCGTTTTCGACAAACACCTCGTTGTTGCCCCCGCCCGTTGCGCCCGCGTCGCCCCCCACCTGACCCCAAGCGCCATTGACAAAGCCCTCAAAGGTATCGAGCGTCGTGTTGTAGCGCAGCATGCCGTCTGTCGGCGTACTAGGCCGGTCAGTCGTTGCCCCCGAGGGCATCTGAACGTAGCCGGTACCGGAGAAGGTGACATCCAGCGTGGCCGACAAGGTGGTAAACGCGCCGGTGTTAGGCGCCACGTCACCGATCGGTGGCGGCGAGCCGAACGACACGTTGTCCGGCGGCACGATGATGTTGTCCGTCGTGTACTGGGTGACGTCGTTGCTGTCGGCGATTAAGAACTTGTACGCGATGGTCGGCTGCAGCCAGATGTTGGCCATGCCGCGCGAGTCAAGGATGATCGGGTTCGTGTTCGCCGTGCCGCCAGCCTGGTCGGTGTAGGTCGCAATCGGTGTCGTCGTGCCACCGGCGTAGGTGTAGACCTTACCGGCGACCAGCGGATTGCCGTTGGCGTCGAAAAACTGCTGCTTGGGTGTTGGGGTTAGGGATGCCATTTATTTCCTCAGATTGTTTCGTGGTTCTGGCGCTAACTTATTAACTGGCTCCAATGACCGAAAGTCTTGTGGCACTGCGTATTTTGCTTGATATCCCGGCGTTGCCATGCGGCGGGCGGCCAAACCGCCACCAACGTAGCCCAGACCAGCGCCTATAACTGCGCCGGGGATTAACGGCGCGCCAAATACAGCTGCGGTGGTTAAACCTGCAGTACCCGCAGCGCCTGAACGAGTAAGACCTTTAGCCCACGTAGGAACCCCGGTTTGCCCTGTCTGCGCTATGTCAGGAAATACGCTGGCGATTTTAGCTATATCTGCAGCGGTGCCCGACAAGGGCTTACCGTCGCGAGCCATTTTAGCTAAAACTTGCGGGTCAATACGATTTGTTTGCGTGTTGAGCGCTCGCTCATAATCATAGATTTTAGCTTTTGCAGTGCGTGCAGCACGCAAATCTGCCAACACTTTCGGGTTGGGCGCATTAGCGTCAATTAAACCTTCTAACGCGTTAGCTATACTAATGTTTGTTTCTGCCTTTGCTAACAACGCGGGGTCAGGCAAACCACTTTTTTGTTGCGCAGCGTAAATATTGTTGGCGTCGCGGCGAAGTTTTCTAATGTCCGCAATAATTTCGGCGCCAGACCGACCGGCGGACACTTTAGCTATTGCCTCATCAACTAAACTGTTGACGGCTGCCGCGCTTGTCTCGCCCCCAATTCCAGGGCGTTGAATTCTCATCCCCTCAATCTGCGCAAGTACTTTTTCGTCCGGCACAAGACGCGGAAGTTTGGCTACGACGTTATATGGCGCGTCGTGCATAGATAACGCTTTATTAATGGCGGCAGAATCTAATACGGTATTGGCAGGCAACCCCATATCTTCTCTAGCTAACTGCGTAAACCGCGCGTCATTAATTTTTGCTGCGTTTTCAGCAAAATTGGTTGATTTAACTGCGCCCGCTTTTAACCGGTTCATTACGGTAGGGTTAGAGACCGCAGGATCAATCACCAATCTATATTTAACCGCTAGTTTAGCGGCGTCAATTTGCGCGGCGTTTTCAAAACTGCGGGCAACGTTCTGCTCTTGAATAAGCGCATTGCGTTCTTGTATTGGTTTTAATACAGCTTGCCCAGGCGCGCTTTCGGCTACAGCAGTAGCGGCCTCACGAACGTAAGGTGCGGCTGCCTGAACGGTAGTCTTGGCGCCGCGATACGCTGCAGGCAACGTAAACCCGGCGGTAAAAATCATGTTTTCTACGTCAGCTTTTGGTACGCCAGTATTAGCTGAAATCCAATCAGCGCCTTTACCGACGTTTTCACCAATAAACTGCATTAACTGCTGCGAGGCTTCACCCCGGTATTCAGGTGTTTGTGTTACCCCAAACGCGGAACCAAAAGGTGTGCCGTACTCACGTAAAAATGCTTCTTTACCGCGTTGCGCTTGCCCAGGTTTTGCAAGCCCAAGACCTTCCATTGCTTGAACGCCCGCGTAACCCGTTTCGGCAATAGCGCCGGGTACGACGCCAAATAGCGTGTCTGCAAGCCCGGCAGTTGTTGCGCCGAAACGCTGCCCAAAACTGCGAGGCGCTGGAATTTCACCTATAGGTTGCTCAGCGTCTTCCGGTGTGACAACAACTTCCGGCAATGATTGCTCTTCAAAGCCAAATCGAGCGCGGATAGCAGATTTAGTAATGTTGTCCGCCGATTTATACTCAGGATCGTTTTCTACATGGCGTGCAAAAATAGCCTGCTTGGTGGCAGAATTTGCATTAATGAAATCAGGATCATTAAGTATTTGCGCTGCGTCAGCCATTTACCGCCCCTATTTCAACCATTTGTTGTTTTTGTCCGCCGCGCCTGCTGGCGCGGGGGCTCTATTCCGCCCTTCTTTAAGCTGCGCCGAAGCCTCGCCTGGCGACGCTTTAGCAATACGCATTTCTTGCTCCATCACCTGAAGAATAGCTTCCAACTGTCCCGACGCGTAATTGCTGTTAATAATCTCGCGGGCATGGTTTTTATCCGACACCGTGGATACGCCAGTCGGATTAATTGCGCGCGCGTAAGAGTTAACCAAGGCGTTAATCGCGGTGTTAAGTTTAACAATTTCTTGACCGCCCGTACCCTTATCAACCGCGTTTTGTATCGCGTTAATTGTTGGATATTGCGTGCGGTCTATTTTTGCTGACGTGTTGCGCACCACTTTAATCATGGCGTCAGCTTCATTGGCGGCCGTCAAGATTTTAGCCGACTGTGTTGCCAATGCTTTTGACGCTGCCGTTGCGCTAGACGCGTCAATACTCAGCTCTTTTAGGTTAGCGTTTGGATCTTTTTCAAGCGTGGCGGCAATAATTCCAATGTTGCGGCTGTTTACTTTTGACGGGTCAAGGCGCCCTTCTAAAATAGCAGTAGCAACTAAATCTTTACCTGCAGCCGTTGCTGTCGGCGCAGCAACAATAATCTTTGTGGCTTGCGCAGTTTTACGCTTCCAATCCAAAAACGTGCCTTTAAACGTACCTTCGTCTTTAGCCCGGCGGTATTCTCTTTCGGATTCAGTTTCGCGCTGTTGATCTAACCACTGTGAAAAATTACCTTTAAAGCCATCCTTAACTGCAGCGGCAAAATCCCGTTGCTTTTCAGTTTGTTTAAGGTCATTTTCATAGTTACGCTGTATGATCGCCGCTTTTTCCTTGTCGCTTGGCAAATTACTTTGCATTAACCTAGCCGCTTCTGGGTGTATTGCTGGCCGTTCTGCGGTGGTTGCGGCAGGCGTAACTTTATTAGCTTCTGTGATAGCCGCTGGCGTAACTTTGAGATTGTTAACCGCCGCGGCGTTAGTTTGAAAGCCACTAAGTTGGTTAACCTGTGGTTGATTAACCTGTGGTCGGTTAAACATAACGCTACGGTCAGCGAGCGGCACGTTTGTTAAATCAACCGCAGCAGCAGGTGCTGGCGCAGGCGCGGCGGCATCAGGCGCGGGTGTGGCAGCATCAGTTGCAGGCGCGGCTGCAACAGGCCGCTGGCGCTTTCGCAACTCTATAAATTGCAGCCTAGATATTGCAGGGTTTCCAGGCGTGTTTAAGAATTCTGAGTACTCTTGGTCTATTTGCTCTTTTTCGGCTTTGTTAAACGCGGGGGTAAGTTCAATAAACTTCTCCATGCCTAACCTAGACTGCATTATTAATTCAGGCAGTGTATTAGTTCTAATTGCTTCCTCTATGCGCGCGCGAGCCGAAGCCTCATCTGCACCCCGTGAAGCTAACACTGGGCCTAGTACCGGATCCTTATGGTTAGCCGTGTGCCAAGCTAAATAATCTTGCGCGGCTGTAGGGGAGTTAGGGTTTATATTCTCTAAAAAAAACCGCGATTCTTTTAACTTAGTTTGAAATAACTCTGACTTATTTTTTTGTCTTGTTATATCCGCCGATTCAGCTTCAAGCCCTGCTTTTTGATAGTCAAGCGCTAGCTTAGGATTTACACGTTTTAATTGTGTAAGGTACTCAGGGCTAGAAGGGTCAAGTTTTGCCAGCGCGTTGCGTTCTTGCGCATCGCGTTGCGCTTCTTGCAATTTTAGCGCGTTCATTTGCGAGGCATCGTACAGCCCGCGCAACTGCATGGCTTGCGCCATAGCATTCATTGGCGGTTCAATTTGAATGCCTTTAAACTGCCCAGGAATTGTGTAGTCTATACCGGCCATAACAAAGTACCTTTATTTAACCCTATACACGCCAAACGGATTAGTCGGCCCGTAGCCGCCTGAAGCCGGCGCAGTTGCCGCCTGTTGTGGCGGAAAGAATCGGTCCATCATTTGTTGATTCTGGTAGTAGTTCAACCCTTGGCCAATGCCGCTTGCAAGCGCATTTGCTTGGCCCATGTACCCCGACGCGCGAATGTTACCCATCTGCGCTGCGCCAGCAGCCATGCTCTGGCCATACTGCCCCGCTTGGTTAGCCAACGTGGACGCCGTTGTTTGACCCATGCCTGTAAGGCTTTGCAATGGGTTTAGACGGGCTTGACGTTCTGCCTGATAGCGGTTGAATGCGTTGGTAAATTCTTGCGACCCCAGCTCTTGACCGTAACGGGTAACACCACGCAATTGAGCGCCGGAAAGCAAGCCGCCTCTGGCAGCCGCCGTGCGGTCAAGCGCCTTCAAGCCCTCACGCAGTCGGAACTGATAGCCGGGGTCTTGCTGGAATTGCTCCATGCTAAACGGTGTGTAGCGAGACGCTTCAACCAGCTCGGGCAGCGCGTTAACGCCAGCCTGACGAAACGGCTCTTGCAGCTCAACCTGCCGATTAAACATGCGTTCTTCAGCTGCCGACCCTTCGCGGGCGGCGGCGGCTTGCGCTTTAGACGCTTGACGAGAACTATACGCGCCAATAGCTGCGCTACCAATTGTCGCCGCGGCGGCTATCCAAGTCATGACGTTACTCCCTTAATCAATTCCGTTTTTACATTGTTGCGTGCGTCAAATAACGCGGTGGCGTCGGGCTCTAGTAAATCCGCCTCAATCTCATCTAAATCCGTTTTATCGGTGCGATGAATCGTAATGCCGATAGAATCAGTTACTGCCATCGTGACGCGTTTAGTGCCGGGCCGTGATTCAATTACGTCGCCAGGCAACAGAGTCACCATGCCTTTTTCTGTCCAAGCCACTATCTCACCCATAGCGCACAAGAAAAAATGCGGCTCTTTATGCACCTTACCAACTATTAACGTGCCTGCGGGTCGAAACACTTTGCGCATGTACATGCCGGGCGAAAAATGATGTTCTGTGGTTAATTCCGCTTGCGGCATGGCAACCATCTCAGATTGCAACCGGTCAATCTGCTCACGGCTAGGCACAAAATTTTCAATGATATCGTTCACACCACCACCCATCGTGACCCGCTGGCCACCGTTATCGTCGTACCGCCTGAAATCGTTACCGGCCCAGCCGACATGCCGGATGTGCCCGCGGCAATCGTGTAGCTGGTATCAATAGTTAAACTATTGACAAATATACCATTGCCCGCTATGACATGCTCCGATGTTAATTCACCGGTGCTAGGTTTGTACAGATATTTGGCATCACTTGTGTAGATGTTGGCCAGCGCGCCGGAGGTTGCAGCCGCAAACGTCGGGTAGACGTTAGTGGACGTCGTGGTGTCATTGGTGATCGTTGCGCCCGAACCAGACGCCAGCGCCCACTTGATGCCGGACGCTTGGGCCGAGTCGGCGGTTAGGACGTAGTTGTCAGTGCCCACGGGCAGGCGGACATTGTCCGTGCCGTCGCTGACAATCAGGTCGCCCTTGGTCGTTGTCGGGGCCAGCCCATCAAACGCCGCAACAGCAGTCGTCTGACCGGTACCGCCGTTGGCGATCGGCAGGGTGCCTGTCACCTGGGAGGTCAAGTCAACCCCGGTCAGCGTGCCGCCCAGTGTCAGACTGCCACTGGATGTGACCGTGCCCGACAGACTGATGCCGTTGACCGTACCGGTGCCGGAGACGCTGGTGACCGTGCCCACGTACTGGTCGTTGGATGTAATCGTAAAGTTCGGGTACGTACCCGTGACGCTGGTCGTGCCCGCACCGGTCAGCACGACCGTCTGGTCGGGCGCTGTGTTGGTAATGGTGAAGCTAGGGTACGTGCCCGACGTGCTGATGCCTGTGCCGGCGGTCAACACGACTGTCTGGTCAGGGGCCGTATTGGTGATCGTAAAGTTTGGGTACGTGCCCGACGTGCTGATGCCGGTGCCGTCTGTCAATACGACCGTCTGGTCAGGTGCCGAATTGCTGATCGTAATGGCCGCAGAGCCGTCGTACGTCGTGCCGGCGCTGTACGAGATGCCAGTGCCAGCAGTCAGGGCGTTAGCGACGCTGCCTGCTTGGCCACTGATGTTGCCCGACACTTTGCTGCCCGCAATCGACGTAATCCACGTAGGGTCAGCATATGAGCCAGTCGTGTAAACGCCGTCGGTGACGGTTGCTGCGTTGCCGGTGATGTCGATGCCCCACGTACCTGACGCGCCGGTGCCGGTCGGGCTGGGCACGTTGGTGCCAATGACCAGCCCAAGATTAGTACGCGCGCCGCTTGCTGTGGTGGCCCCTGTGCCGCCGTTGTCGACATCGAGGGTTCCGGCTAGGGTAATCGTTCCTGACGTCGTGACAGGCCCGCCAGAGGTCGTCAGGCCCGTAGTGCCGCCGGAGACATTGACCGACGTGACCGTGCCAGACCCACCGCCGCCGCCCGCATTGGCTTTGTTGAGCAGGTTTAGAAAGAACCGATACCAATCCCGCGAGACAAGCCCCGTCCGCTCGTCGATAATCGGCGATTGGTTCTTGGGTAGTTCTGGGTTGTTATCGCTAAGCATTGGTGCCGGACAAGACGAGTTCGGCACCCATAATGGCTATTTTGACGGGGTCGGTGCCAGACACCTCGTAGACGCGGTCGCGCAGCTTGTCGGTCATGCCCAGACGGCGCCAGAAGGCACGGTAGCCGTAGTTACCGATCTTGCCCATGCCCGTCCAATGTTCGTTCGACCAGGTGTGGCCGCCGTCATCCGACCAGCGCATCATGACCTTAGGGTCGTTGCCTTGGCCGGTAATCAGACCGACACCTGTCTCGCACTCCAGCTGCAACGTGTGCTGAGCGGTACGCTTTAAGTTGTTCTGGCCGGTGGGCAGCGCGCGCCATGACCGCAGCCACTTCTGGGGCAAGTTGTCGTCGGCAAACACGTCCAGATCGTACGCGTAAATCTTGCCGTTTTGGAAGTCGCCCACCACAATTTGGTTGTTGTAAAACATCTGGCAGTTCGCCCGATGGCGGATAAACTGGCCATTGGCAAAGCCTGCACGCTCATGCCATGCACCCGTGGCCACGTCAAACACCCAAGTTTTCTGGGCGGTTGGGAAGGTCAGCACGTAGAAAGCATGGCCGTCTTGCTGGTAGGTAAACGCAATCGCGTCTGAGATGGTGCCGTAGCTCTGGATAGCGTACTCGACCGCATGGGTTGAGATGCGCTGGCCAGAATAGCCTTGCGCCCTAAACACCACGCCTTGGCCACGGGCATCCGACCCCAGCCAGAACAGCGAGTTGTCCATCTTGGCCACCGAAAAAGTAGCCGCGCAGCCAATCTCGTTGACCGCACCTTGAATGCGCGCTAACGGAAAGTCAGGGTCAGCTGCGTTGTACCAGACTTCAACCGACTGGGTGCCGAACAGCCACACCTCGCGGTGATCGACAAACAGTGAGATCAGGTTGTCAGGCATACCCTCGGCGCTGGCAAAGCTCAGCGGGTCGATCTGCGTGCCGTCCAACAGCTCGGACACCCAAAACCGTTGTGAATTTGGCTCTTGGAAAATGAAGTAGCCGTCCAGATACCCGACGGTCACAGCACCTGGAAAATCCACGTCGGTAATCTCGGCGTACTCTTCGGTTGCCGCATCGTAAATATACCCTTCAGGGTTAGCTGCAATAAAGAGCTGCGTGCCGTTGTCGACCATTGAGACGGGGCCAGTGCCTGACACGCCGCCAATATTG